TTCAGTTACAGAGGAAGCTATGGAAGATAATCTATATGTTTCTTTGTCAGCTAGATATACCAAAGCACTAGCTCGTGCAATGGCTTACACAAAACAAGTTAAAGGAGCTTATCCATTAAATAATGGATTCGATACTACTTTTTCTTCAGGCGATGGGGTTGCTTTATTTAGCACAGCTCATCCACTTGTAAGTGGCGGAACTAACAGCAATAGACCTAGTACAGGAGCTGACTTGAATGAAACATCTTTAGAAGATGCAATCATCCAAATTGGTAAATGGACAGACGAAAGAGGTCTTAAAATTGCTTCACGACCTAAAAAACTAATAGTACCATCTGATCTTCAGTTTGTTGCTACTAGACTTTTACAGAGTGATTATAGAGTTGGAACGGCTGACAATGACATCAACGCTATCAAAACTAATGGAGTAATTCCAGAAGGCTATTCAGTTAATCATTATTTAACTGATACCAATGCTTTCTTTATTACTACTGATGTTCCAGATGGCATGAAGCATTTTGTCAGAGCACCGATGACAACATCTATGGATGGTGACTTTGAAACTGGTAATGTTAGATACAAAGCTAGAGAAAGATATTCCTTTGGAGTATCCGATCCGCTAGGTATCTGGGGTTCACCAGGTAGTTCTTAATAGAACACTTAGGGGGAGCTTATGTTCCCCCTTTTTTTTATTCTAGGGAATTTTTAATTTATCTATTGACTGCCCTAGCAGACAAGCCAAGACAATAGATGCTTTTCCTTTAGGAGGAAATTATGGCAAATTCAAGTTTTAGCGGTCCAGTCCGCTCAAAAAATGGTTTTATAACCTATAGAGTCGATTCTACAACAGGAGCAGAGACTACCTATGGAACTAGAGAAGGCGGCACTTACCAAATTGGTGGTGTTACTGGTACTAGCTCAATATTAGGTTCAGCTCCCACAGACTTTTTTACAGGTAAAGGAGCAAGTCCTGATTCTGTAATTAACCCTTTCACAAGTGGAACAACTTCTATAACAGATGCTTTAGGAAATGATATTCCTTTAGGAACAGTTCTTTACTACGGTGATAGAGTATTTAGATACGGTAAAGCAGGTGGTGTTGCATTAACAGCAGGTAAACTTGTTCAAACCCTTGTTGGAACAAAAGCTGATCACCAAGATTTAGCTCC